ATGCCCTCCATAAACCTCTTGACCTACGGAGTAATGCATAGATTCACTTTTATAATCTTTACCAATACTTATTTTACGTATTAGCTTACTCACTTTTTTGCTTCTTCAAACTCGTAATCCTTACCTATCTCTCCTTCTCCTTCAAGCTCTTTAATTCCTTCTAAATCTGGTTTTTCGTTAAAGATTTCACCACCACCTTCAAATTCTGTTTTAACAGTTCTGTCTTCTTTATTTTTTCCAGTAGCTAATTCACTTAATTCTTGTTTGGTTATAGTGCCATCAACAATACTTATAGAAACTTTTCCATACTCCTCTTCTAGTTTATCTTGAGTATCTTTTAAAGTTTTTTGCACATCTGCTACTTGGTGTAATAAAACATGCTTTTGTGTCTCAATCTGACCAATTTGCATTTGACCATTTTGAATTTGTTTAACTAGCGTTTGTAATAACTCTAACTGTTCTTTTTTTATTTTTTTTGTTTCACTCATTGTTTTAAATTTAATTTAAATATACTTATTGATATTACTATTACATATATAGTTTCTTTTTTAATTTTTACCCTTCTGTTATATCTAACTGAAATGTATCTCCATCTGCAACTAACATATTAGTAAAAGAAAATGTTTTTGAAAAAGTTTCTCCTGCATTAAATGTATACACTCCTTTAGTATTACTAAGAAATCTTGCTGGATTCCCATCTGAATTATCTGCACCACCATTATGCCCTATTGTTCCTCCAGAAACAACTAACTGAACATCACCATCATCGTTCACTTCATTATTACTATTGCTACTAGAATCAGCTAATCTTGTAACGGTTATTGTTCCATTACCAGTTATAGTTTCACTACTATTTCTTCTAGCAGCTGAAGTGTAAGAACACCCATGAAGACAATTTGAATTAGGACCAATAGTTACAGTTTTATCTGAATACCCATCAATATCTAAAAAAACTCTCCAACTTAAAGTAGAAAATCCAGTTGTACCAAAATGACCTATTAAATTACCATTACCAAAATTAGATGCCCCTCCTGAATTAGCAGAGCTTTCGTCATCAGGCACTGGATATCCTCTAAACTGTGTTGCTTCAGTTATTTGATTTGTATTTGTTATAACACCACCTGCATAAGAAGAGTCAAATTTAGATGGAGTTGATGCTGCTACTAATTCAGTAAATGTAATATCACCATCTACAGCACCATTATTACCTTCATCTATCGCTCCCTGTATTGTAGTTGTATCGCTACCATCTGTAGGACCAAACATACTAAAGCTTACATTTTGATCAGTAGATACACCCATATTATTTAAGTTTTTCTTCTATTGCTTCTAATCTTTTGTCAATTTCTAATATTGCTTTGTGCATGTGAGCTAAAACACCTCTATCACTCATAGACAAATATCCTTCATTGTTTTCATATACTGTATGAGGTATTGCTTCTCTAACTTCTTGTGCTATGAATCCAGATTCTTTTTCACCACCTTTAATGTAAGTGTAAGAGGAAAATTGTTTTATAACCTCTAAACCTTCTTTAATTGGTTCTATTTCAGATTTTAATCTTTTATCTGAACTTGTTTTAAAGTTGGTTCCCTCAAAAAGACCACTTGCTGTAACATTACCTGCACTAGAAATAGTTACTACAGGACTAGTGCTACTTGTAATTGCTTCTCCTGTTGATGTTATAAATTCAAATTTAGTGTCATTACTGGTATCATTAAATGTTTCTTCTGCCACTGCCCTAATTTCTGCAGCCACAAGAGCAGCATCATTTCCATTAGCTTCATCTGGAGCCTGAAACTCTATTGTACCCAATATTTCATTTGCAGTTATTGCTGCATCTGTTGTAGATAAATTTATTACTCCACCTTTGCTATTTGTATTACCTTTTGAGGTAAATGATTCTGAGGTTAATTTTCCTGTTGACGGATTATAAAATAAACCTGTATCTGTTTCTGCACCTTGAGATCCTGTAGCTCCATCCACAAATACAGGAAATACTGTTTCATTAGTTGAATTATTAGCTGAAACAGTAAATGTAGATGAATTAGTTGATGCTGTTGCTGAAGTTACACCAGTAACATGACCATAAGTATCAAAAGTTAAATCTTGAATAAAAGTATCACCTGAATTATCAACATTGGAAACACTTGATGTATCTGAGTGATTTACAGTTGCTGTTCCTGAAGAATAACTAACATCTATTGCATTGCCTCCAGCAACAATAACTGCACCTTTATTGCTTGCAGTAGAATCTTCAGCACTAAAAGTTACAGTCCCACTACTTTCAGAGACATCCATTCCTTCACCACCTGCAAAAGATATTGTTGATCCAAGAGCAACAGCTGTGCTACTAGAGCCATCACTTACAGTTATTGAACTGTTTGAGAGTTTTGCATTTGCAATACTCCCAGCTAAATGACTATTATCTACAGACCCATCTACTAGCTCTGCACTATCAACAGAATCATCGGCTAAACTCAGAGCACCTGAATCGTCCATTGTTGCATCACCAGATATTACAAAGTTTCTAAACTTAGATGTTCCAGCATCATATATTAAAATATGACCATCTGCTGGTGATGAAATATTTGTATCAGTGGCTCCGGCAACAGTGTTACTTTGACTTTCTACGAAAGCTTTTATAGATTGCTGTGTTGCTAAAGAAACTGCACTATTAGAAGCCATGTTATCTTCATCAAGAATCCCTGTTACCGCAGTTGAACTACTTAATTGGAAACTACCATTAACAACTAAGTTTCCAGAGATATCAACATCATTTGAATCTATGTTAAGAGAGGGGGCTTCTATTTGTATTTCAGCATTTGCATTTAAATTTAACTCACCGTCAGTGCTTGAATTTATAGATAAATCTGCATCTCTAAACCTTAACTTACTTGCACCATTTAATTCAACGCCAGTATCAGCTATGTGAGTTAGTGTTACATCTTGATCATTACCAAACTTTATTATACCTCCGTCAGCTAAAAATAAATCTGAATAACTAAGTGATGAAGAACCTAAAGTTCCACCATCATTTGTTTTTGGTACGATGTTATTTACTGTTAATACATTAGTGCTAGGATTAAATTTAAATGCAGAAGAAGATACGGTATTATGTTGATCATGTATTGTGTTACCGTTATTAAAAAGAACATTTCTATCGGTGTTTGTTGTATCAGCATTTATAGTAACACCAGTAGCAGTCACTGCTCCAAATGATAATGTTCCGCTACCATTTGTTGTTAAAACTTGCCCATTACTACCATCTGAAGTTGGGTAAGTAAGACCACTCATCACTGAAGTTCCAACAACAGTTAAATCATCTAAAACTTTTACCTCAGATACTGAAGCACCAAGTGATATTAGTGAGTCAGCATGAGATCTTGTTAAAATATTTACATAACCACCCTGATCAGACCCAGAATCAGCTTTAATATTAATTGTGTGTGTAGCGTAAATATCACTGGTACCAGAATCAATTTTTATTTTTGAAGTAGCGTAAGCCTTACATTCTAGAAGTATTCCTTCATTTACACCACCAGCACCTCCACCTTGACCGCTATAAAGATTGTTAGATAAAAGGTGTATGTGACCGTATTTATGTGGTGTATGGAGTTTAAGTAATCCTTGTGAAGTATGTACACCAACTCCTGATGTAATTGTTACATCATCTATTGCATTAACTGTTATGTTATCTCCTGAATCTACATCAATACTTCCTGCACTAGCATTTAATTTTATAGCATCAGTGCCTGTGCCAGCTGCTTCAATTATTATAGATGAATCATTACCTCCAACTTGACTAATTGTTAGATCCTCACCTGCCTCACTTGAGGTTATTGTTATAGATGATGAATCTGTTAAATCCATATCTAGAGCATTAGCATTTATATCTAAGGTTGCAGTAGTGGTAAGATCTAATTCTCCAGAACCTGCACCTATGGCAACTCCAACAGCATCTAATGTAGCAGCACCACCAACATCTATATCTAAAACACCTGCATCAATATCTAAAATAGATCCATTTGAAGCAGCGTTTGCATCAATATGAATTGCCTGACCTGCTGTGTGTGCTGAGGATATTGTTAATAATCCATCAGCAGAGCTTGTTACTAAAGATAAATCATCTGCTGCAGTAACTGTTATGTTGTCTGCTGCATCAACAGTTATATCATCACTAGAATTTATATCAACAGTTGTTGATGCTGTTAGCTCTAAAACACCACTAGAGCTTTCTTTTATTTTAGAATTAGCAGACCCAAATTGTAATTCTTGTGTACCATTTATTCTAACTCCAGTATCAGATATATGTGTTAGAGTAAAGTCTGTGCTATCATCAAATTTTAAAACACTAGCGGATGGTAATGTTATGTTACCATTTGATGGGTTAATTAAAATACTAGAGTTATCTAGTAGATTGTTTCCATTACTAAAAACTAAACGTCTATTTGCATCTGTAGAATCATCAGAAACACTAACTGACCCAGACACAAATCCTATAGTACCATCTGATGTTTTTGCTAAAAGCTGATCATTACTACCTGCAGAATTTGCTGGGAATGTAAGACCGTTGGCTGTTAAGCTACCTGTTACAGTGGTATTTCCTGTAAGTGTTGATGTACCGTCAACTTGGAAGTTACCAATTATTTGTACTTTATCACTACTATGACCTATTTTAATTACATTATCAGAAGCGTTAAGGGATTCTAATGAAGACTCCAAATCAAACGATGCATTAACGTAAGAAGCTAAATTAGCCATAGTGCCTTCTCTAAGAGCACTAGCTGTAGCATCATGTAAAAGTATGGTGTCTGCATCTGCAAAGTTGGCACCAAGATCTGTTTGCCCTGTTATGGCTGTGGTATTTAGTTTTGCTGCTGTTATGCCAGCGTCTTTAACTCTTAATACATCAGAGTTAGTTTCTATAGTAGAATTATCTACACCAACAGATAATACAGAACTACTAGCTGCTAATCCATCTCCTGCAAGAAAAGTTACAAAATCAGATAGTGTTTCTTTTTTAGGAGCACTAGTGTCTGTTACATCTATAAAGACTATTGAGTCGCCATTTGCTATTGTTGCATCTGATAATTCATCAAGATCTAAAGAAAATGTAGTTGAGTCTGAACCATCAAAATCATAAAGTGCATTAGATTTAATACCAGTTCCAGCTGTTAAAGCATTTGGAACTCTTATTACAGACAATGTATCACTAGACACTTCAATTGTATTAGTATCTGCTGCACTAGAGTGAAGCATTGTTCCTTTAACTTTATCTGCACCTATGGCAGATACACCTGAAGAATTTATTGTTATGTCTCCAGATATGTTAGAATATATTTCATCTTCTAAAATAGCATAAGTAACTTTCTTATTAGTGTTACTATCTTCACTATCTACTATACTTAAAGAGTCAGCTTGGACTATGGATGTTTTAGCACTTAAAGAATTAAGATCTAAATTAATTACTGAGCTTGAAGATGTAAGTCCAGTGCCTGCAAATAAAGTTGATATATCAGAAAGAGATTCTTTCTTCATATCTCCAGTAGCACCACCATCTAAAAACAACATATAGTCACCATTTGCTATAGCTGCTTCAGATACTAGTTTTGGAGATTTAATAAATAGATTGTCTACTGTAATTAGATTACCTGCGTTGGATGGGGATATTGCTACATGATTACCTGTAGATATTGAGGTTACTGTAGACAATTCACTTAGATCAAGTGAAAGTGTGTGGTTTGTTGTAGCACCGCTAGTGGCTCCTGTTGAATCAATACCTACACCTCCTGTAAGTGTAGCTACATAATTACCAGAACCACTACCTAAAGATACACTTGATGATGTCACAGTGGCAGTGCCTGAAGAATTTATTGATAGCGGACCAGATATACCAGCATATATAAATTCTTTTAAATCTTGTACTCTAAAATTTTTAGTGGTTGTATTACTAGAGTCTGTGCCAATTACTTTGTCAGTATTTGATAAAGTTCCATCAAAATCATAGGTTGATATTCTAGCCATTAAGTTTTATTTTTTAGAGCTTGTACCGTAGTAATATGCAAATATATTAGATATAACGACACCTTCTACCATACCCATAAGATGTACAAACAAATCATTATCTGTGACAGAAGGTACATATACAACTGCATATATTATAAATGCAAATGACAATAACCCAACTACTCCGGTCAATGTCATCATAAAATCTTTCTTACCAGTTTTAGCTACTTCTATCTCTCTGTTTCTAG